ACTTCTACCTGCCGCGTTACACCGTCGAGGAGTTCTGGGGAATCCTGCGCCACTGGACGCACTGCACGCCGGACGAGTGGGAGGTCGCCATCCTCAAGGCTTCCGCGTTCGAGGAGGAGCTTGAGACGGCCGACAAGCAGTACAGGCTGGACATGTACCGAACGCTGCTGCCATGGTGGCGCCAGCTTGAGGCGCGCGGGCAGAAGGTGACGATTACCTGCGGGTTCGAGGAGGGCGCATGACGCAGCCGCCGAGGCCGAAGTATCCGATGCCAGATGACGACTGGGAGCGCCTGATGTTCGATGTGATCGACGGCACCTACTCCGACGAGGACAACGAGCGTGCCTGCCTGGCCATTGAGCAGATCAGGAACGAGCGGATGGCGCTGATTGCGCGGCTTGAGGGGAAGGAGAAGAAGTGACATTCGCCGAGATCGGGGCCGAGATCGGTGCGCTGGTGGACGAGAAGCGGAAGGCTTACGGCTCGTCGTTCCACAAGTGCGGCGACTTCCTGCGGCTGCTATATCCGGAAGGAGTGAAGCCCGAGCAGTACGGCGACCTCCTCTGCCTCGTGCGGATGTTCGACAAGCAGATGCGGATTGCGACGCAGAAGAATGCGTTCGGGGAGTCTGCATACCGCGACCTTTGCGGATACGCGCTCCTCGGGACGACGCTAGAATGACGCTACGTAAGCCGCGCCGTGGCTGGTATCGCGTGACTGTTACATGCCCGGAATGCAAGGACGCCGACATCCCGCTGAACTTCCATCCGGGCTGGGCAGCGCAGACGTACGGCCCGCCGGAGCGTTGCTACCCGGCCGAGGGGCCGGAGATAGACTTCGACCCGGAATGCCCGGAATGTGGCGCAGAGCTTGAAGAGCATTACGACCGGCTGCTTGAGCAGGCCGCGGAGGAGATGGCGAGTGATTACTGACCGCAACGTGACGCCTACGCAGTTCCGCGCGAGGCTCTCCGAGTTCCTTACCGGAGGCCCGTGCGACACCTTCTGCATCATCTACAACCGCCTGTACGAGGACGCGAAGGTCTACGAGGCGGAAGACGACGCGCTGCGCGAGGCCAAGGACGAGATCGAAGACCTTCGCGAGGCGCTGGCGCAGGCCAACCTGGATCTGGCCGAGGCCAAGGCTGAAATCGAAAATGCGAAGGAGAAGCCGAAGAAGAGGGGGTGATGCCCCGGACAGCGTATACGACAAGGCCCCGGACGAACCGGGGCCTTCGTGCGTATGGGGTGTGCGCGGATCAGTCGGGGCGCGGCGTGGGCTTGATGTATGCGGCGCCATCCCCAGCGCACGCAATCCACGACGATCTGTCGCCCTTCCAAATACCATACCGGCGCTGGCCGAGTTCCGCGCTCGCCTTCTCCAGCGCCGCCGTCGTGTCCTTGAGCTTGGCGATAAGCTGGTCGCGCTCGGCGCGGAGCACGTCAGACCTCTTGATCTCGGACTCGTAGCACTGGCGCATCTGCTCGGCCTTGCCCTTGTACCACTCCGCGCGCTCGTCCGCGATCTTGGCGTCGGCGAGGGCTTCGTCGCGCTCGTGGGCGAGCTTGGCAATCCGCATCTTGTCGTGAAGCGGTGTCTCGATCGGCTTGAGCTTGATGGCGTGGATGCGCTGCAACTCCTCGCTCCACCTCAGGAGGGTATCGCCGTCGATTTCGATGTCACACTCCACCTCATCGGGAATATCTGCGTCATCGAGAGCCGCGATGACCTGGGCGGGGGATTCCTTGACGTAGACGTGGCCGTTTCCCACGGTGCCAATGGACGTCGCGTGCAGTGGCGGGCCAAATAGGTAATCGAACTCGGCCACCGAGATCACGGCATCCGTCCGAACGAACACGTCACCGGGCTGGTGTGCCGGGGTGAATCGGGTGAAGTTTTTCATCGGGCCTCCATTCTAAGCGGTAAGTATAGCCTAGCGCCCCTTGCTTTGCAAGGCGCCTGTCCGTAGCATGGGCAACAGTGGCGACACAGCTAACGTCGGACGGAACACCACTCTGGACCCCTACCAAAACGCAGGAACTTCTCCTTACGTGCCCCATTGAAGATGTATTTTTTGGTGGCGCCCGCGGAGGGGGTAAGCTATCGCCGGTCTACTCTGAGGTCTGTACCCCGTTCGGGTTCAAAAAGATAGGCGAACTCTCGGTCGGCGATATGGTGACCGATCCCACGACGGGTGGGCACTGTAGGGTAATTGGTGTATTTCCGCAGGGTGTCAAGGATATATACAGAGTAACCACCGACGACGGCGGTGAGTGCTTGGTTGGGCTGGAGCACCTCTGGGCGTACAAGCTGCCGAACCATCCGCGCCCGCGTACGAAGGACAGCCCGGAGCGCAACTACGCAGAGGCTGAGCTTGGGGCCACTACGCCGGATGAGCGCTGGAACAACCTACGTGTCGGGACAACGGCGACACTGATCGAGGCCCTGACCAACGGGTACAACCCGCGGATTCCCCTGACGGAACCCGTGCTCTTTTCCACATACGGAAGAACTGGGCGCGGCGATGTGACTGGCTATCTCGCTGGCGTCCTGCTGGGCGACGGCCACATCGAATCGCTGACTGTTACCTCGTGCGACGACGAGGTCCGCGACTACCTCGTCTCTGTGGGGTTCGTGCCCGGCAGGGAAATGCACTCTGATGGCAAGCCAAAGGATTGGCGCGCCAAGGGTGACATCCGCGTGAAGCTGCGTCAGTGGGTGGCCAACCACGGCCTCACCGGGAAGAGGGCGTGGGAAAAGTTCATCCCCGACTACGTCTTCACCGCACACATCGACTACCGACTCGAATTCCTGCGTGGGCTCATGGACACCGACGGTTATGTCGATGAGCGCGGGCACTGCTCGTTCTGCTCTACGTCAAGGGATCTTGCGGAGGGCGTCCAGAAGCTAGTGTGGTCGCTTGGCGGCAAGGCGAAGATTCGCGAGAAGCATCCAACATACACCTACCTCGGCGAAAAGCGCGACGGTCGGCTGGCCTACGACGTTTCTATCTGGATGCGGAAGACTAGCTCGCTTTTCAGGATCGAGCGGAAGCGTGTCCGATGCACCGACTCGTGGAACGGCGGGCATGAACTCATGCGCGAGATCCGCTCCATCAAAAAGGTGGGGGAGGCCGACGCCGTCTGTATTCAGGTAGACACGGTGTATGGTCTGTACGTAACCGACTCCTACATCGTTACCCACAACAGCGACGGATTACTCGTAGATTTCGTCAGACACTGGCACACAAACCGCGGGCACGCGAGGGGGTTGTTCTTTAGGAAGTCATACCCAGAGCTGGCCGAGCTTTGGTCGCGGGCAATGGAACTCTATCCGCGTGTCGGCGCGGAGTCGAACAAGACCGAGATGATGTTCACATGGCCGGATGGCGCGAAGATCGAGTTCAGATACCTGGAGAGCGATGATGACGCCGCGCGCTATCAGGGCCGAAACGTCACATGGCAGGGCTTCGACGAGCTTGGAAACTTCACTAGCTTTGCGCCGATCGACAAACTTTACGCGACGCTTCGGTCTGCTCATGGTGTCAAGTGCGAGCGTCGTTCGGCCGGTAATCCCGGAGGTACGCTCACCGCTGGTATTCGCGAGAGATACATCGAACCGTCTCCGCCGGGACGGCCATTCAAGTGGGCGCCAAACAAACTTCGCCCGGATCTCCAGATCGAGTCGGTCTTCATCCCGTCGAAGCTAGACGATAACATCTACCTACTCAAGAACGATCCCGGTTACGAGGCGCGTCTTGCCGCAGCGGCAGCGGACCCAATGCTCTACCGCGCATGGCGCGAGGGGCGATGGGACGGATTGTTCGGCCAGTTCTTCCTGAACTTTGACGCGAACAGCGACCGCTGCGTCATTGAGCCGCGTCCCCTATCGCCGTGGTACACGAAATGGATCGGGGTGGACTGGGGGTTCGCTCACGACGCTGCGGTGACGTGGGGGACGTACGACGGGTCCGTCATCTACGTCTACCGCGAGTTCAAGGCCAAGGAGCTTACCCCGGCGGAACTCTGCCGAATCATCGTGCAGATGACGGGCAAAGACGAGCACATCGATGCCGTCTTCCTTTCGCCGGACGCGGCCCAGCGGCGCTCTTCGCCGAAGACGATCGAACAGGAGTTCCGGGAGAACCTGCCGTGGACGGTCAGGCGTGCCGACAACGACCGCATCGGGGGCTGGGTGCTTCTGAACCAGATGTTCCAGCGCGGGACGCTCAAGCTCTTCTCGGACTGCAAGAACCTAATCAAATGGCTCTCTACTGCACAGCGTGACCCGAAGCGGCCCGAGGATGTCCTCAAGCACGACGGAGACGACCTCGGCGACTCGCTGCGATACCTCGTGAAGACGTCGGACATCGTTCCGCGCACGCCACCCGAAGTCCTCTACGAGCAGCGCATCCTCCCCCACATCCAGGCTGGCAACGGATTCAAGGCGATGGTCGAGCGCTTCCGCCTTGACGAAGAACTGAAGAAGCACGGTCAACCCCTCAAGCCGCGAGGCAAGCGGAGGCGATAGGCATGAAGAAGGTTCTCTCTATTCTCGCGGCGCTGGCGCTGCTTGTGTCTGGCGCTGCATACGGGCAGGGTGCGCATCCGCTTTCTGCGTACCGGCTGGACAGGCCGTACTCGTACGCGCTGTTCACGGCCCCCCCCGGCTGCACCGCCACCTCCGTCCCGATCTTCCTCGGCTCGCCCGTGGCGCTCGGGTGCGACGCGGGCCTGACGTACGACGCGGCGACGGACACGCTGACGACGGGGACGGTGCGCGCGACGAGCTACGCGGCGCAGCCGAAGACGGTCACGATCACGGGGTCTACGAACGCGACGCCGATCGTGGTGACCGCGGTCGGTCACGGTCTCCAGACGAACGACTGGATTTCGATCAGCGGCATCACCGGCAACACGAACGCGAACGGGTTCTTCCGGATCACGCGCCTCACGGCCGACACGTTCTCGCTCCAGAACTACTCGACGGGCGCTGGCATCGCTGGGAACGGGGCGCACGGCGGGACGCCGGTGGCGGTGACGGGGATCGTGCAGGCGAACCGGGTGCTGGTCGGGGACGGGACGGTGGCGCAGCCGAGCGTGGCGAGCGCGCTCAATCCGACAAGTGGTCTTTGGTTTACCGCGAGCGGCAGTCCCATCCTCGGCGCTGGGAGCACGGCACAGGTTGCGGTGTCCAACGGCGTACGGGTAGCCAGCACTGGGGTTATCGGATTCGCTTCTGGCACTGCGGACGGAACCACGCACGATACCTTCCTAACCCGTGGCGCCGCCGCGACCCTCCAGCTCGGCGCGGCCGACGTAAACGGCTCTCCCGTCGCCCAGACGCTCAAGGTGCAGTCGGCCATCACCGGGACGAACCTCGCCCCCGCGGCGTGGACGCTACGGGGCTCGCTCGGGACGGGGAACGCGACTCCGGGCGCAATCAACATCACCTCCGGCGGCCGTAGCGCCACCAGCGGCACGACGGCCCAGACCGCAGTCACCCGCGAGGGCATCGGCTGGTCGAAGGTGCTGACGAACAACTCCGCCATCGCCGTCGTGAACGCCACGCTCGCCTCGAATACCGGGATGGGGATGATCGTTCGCTACCTCGTCGAAGTCTTCGACGGGACGAACCTCCAGACCGAGTCGGGCGTGGTCTCGATCAACGGTGTGAACAAGGCGGGCGCGTTCACGATCGCGACGCCGACGAAGGCGGGCAACGTGCAGGCGCTCTCGTCGGGCACGCTCGCGGTGACGTGGGCGGCGTCTTCGGCCAATCCCTCCGTCATCTCCGTCAACGCGAACTCCTCGCTCACCCCGAGCACGGGCTACCCGCGGATCACCTACACGATCGACAACCTCTCGCAGCAGGCCGTGGCGATGCAGTGATGCGCCGCCCGCACCCCTACCTCGCCATCGCCCTCGTGGCCGCAGCGGTCGTGCTCGCCACCGCCGCGATGCTGGCGTGCCCGGCGAAGGCTGAGATCGTCAACTACAACGACGGATGCAACGCATGTTGGCGCGATACGGAGACTGGCATGGGCGGGTGCACCCTCCTCGCCTGCGTGGGCATGGGTGCGCTGAGGACCACGCCCATCCCGCCGCGCTCGCCGGTACCGACACCGACGCCAGCCCCGGCAGTGGAGCCGACCTGCCTGCCGCTCATCCATGGCGCGATCGTCTGGCCCGGCTCGCCCGAATGCACGGCCGAGCGCGGGACAGATACGCTCAACGTCCCGACGCAGGACCGCTTCAGCGCCATCCGCTACTTCACGGTCCGCATCCTCTCGAACGACCTCGCGAACGGATCGCTCTCCACGGACGCGACGCAGGCCGAGCGACAGGCCGCGCTCAACCGCATCTCCGAGACGGTCCCCGTCTACTACGACAGGCCGCTCTTCGGGACGTGGGCCGCGACGCCGCCCGCCCTACCGCCCAACTGCGGGAACGCCTACTGCGGCTGCGCTTCTGGCGTCGGCTCGTGGCCTCCGAAGATCGACGTCTCGCAGCGGCTCGGCCGCGTCGAGAAGCTCGTCGCGTGGGATACACCAACGCCTTCCTCGGATCAATCCGTCGTCCCGACCTCTGGGACAACGCCTACGTCTCGTCGGTCGTGTCCCGAGTGGGGCTGCAGATCGGCGGGTGGAGTCAGTGATGCGCCGTCTCGCCACCTGCATCTTCGCGGCAAGCCTCGCCTCGTGCGGCTCTGCCCGTGTTGACATCGCAACGTCTGTCAACTCGTTCCACTACGCCAACGCGCGGTACGAAGAGAAGTGCGTCGCAGTGGTCGGCCCCGTAAGTGAGTGTGCCGCAACCAACGCAGCGCTGACGAGGTGGAAGCAAGCGCTGAAAGAGGCTGACGAGGCGTCGCAGCGTGGTGGCTCCTTCCCTCTCCAGGTGAAGCGCGTCAATGCCACAGAGAAGGAGGCGCTAAAGTGTCTTCCGAAGTAACGAAGCTAGAAACCGCCTCTATCCAGTCGATCATCTCGGGACTGCTCACTCTCGCCACGAGCGAGGGCGGGCAGGCTCTCCTGCTCAAGTTCTTTGGCGACGCAAAGATCACGCCGTCCAAGGTGCATGACCTCGTCGCCACGCTCCCCAACATCAAGCCACCGAAGGAGGCGTCCCATGGGTAACGTAGACCTCACGGAAGTCATCGGCTGGTTCTCGCTCGCGGCTCCCACGTACGAGAAGATCAAGGAGTCCATCGACGCGCTGGAGACGGTGCCGAAGGAGCAGCGGAGGCCGTCCCACTACATCGCGTGCGGTAACGCTATTCTCGCCGCGCTGGCCCCACTCGCCGACAAGGTCGAAGAGGACATCAAGGACTAATTTTCTCCAGGGGGACGCGGCGATGAAATCATTCCTCGACTCAACCGCAACCAAGGCGCTTCTGCTTGCCTTGCTCTTTCAGGTGACGAAGGATCTAGTGCCGATGCTACGGGCGCACAGCATCGACCTGTGGCTGCTCGCTGAGAACCAGATTGTTCTGCTCGGCGTCCTGTTCGGGAATGCGCTTCGCCCCGACATCAACGCTCCTGGGTTCAACTGGCTGAACCCCAAGGAGCCGAAGGGGTGATGGAATCGTGCATGAGCCCGGACTGCGAAGCAAGGCTGTCTGTACTCGAAAAGGAGTACGAGTCTGTCCGGGTGGTTGCCGACAGGG